GGCGAAGAAGTGAGCTTAGTATTCGATGATATTGATGAGTTCCATAGGGCGGTTGAGTATTTCATCCGGTATAACCTGACAGTTGAAGTCGATACGGGTCTTGAGGTTTCCGGATTCAACAACAACACTGATAAGCTAGTTAAAGGCGAGAGCGTTATCGGCATCAAGCTCTCTGGCGAGACTGTATCGGAGCATGTGTTATGACCACAATCAACGACCTAGAACAAATCAACACCATGGCAATGATGACCATGTGCGAGCTTGGGTATGCTCGGTATGAGAGGTTTCGTGCTGGGTTAAAGATGGATGACGAGGCGTGCGATAAGCTGAGGCAGTTCGTTTATTCGAATTCTGACATGGAACACGAGCTGGAGCTTCGCATAAAAGTAGCCCCGATGTACAAAAATAGTGTACAATCCACTCAACAGCGCGGCATCCACTGATTAGGCTAGTCCGAAATCACGTTGCCGCCGTCCAGGATCGGCGTCCCCCTCCGCTGATGTAAGACCTTTAGCCCATCGTGAACCGTCCGATGGGCTTTTTTTATGCCTATTAAATAGCAGTTTCCCCACAAATCAGCCAGAATATTAGCGTTTTCGCGCTCGTGGTATCATTCTCCCGCCTGGTTCCAATGCAGGTCGTCCTAGCCACTCGTTATTCGGGCTCGATTTGCGGCTCGTAAGTCGCAATCATCCGGCGACAATGCCAGCGCAGAACCTGAAATTCTGTTAGCTTCCGGATAACACCTGTCGCAGCATGCAGGAACCTCGGCGAGATAGCATGCAGTAGTGCTCGGCGTAAGGTGAGACGCAGGTGATGGATTGGGAGTTTCCCGGTCGAACATAAGGCTGGTGACGATCAGCTAAAGTCGTCCAGCAGTCGGTATGCAACCTGTTCACTCAGAGCCAGCCGATTGTTGGGCGCACCTAGCTCAATACACGCCCCAAGCCTATGACCAGTGGTTATGCTCAAATCGGGGCGTTTTTATTTCAGTTGTACGGTAATTCCGAACAACTGAAAAAGTGATATCAAAAAGCTACCGAACCAAAAATGATATCCTTGTTCAAATTAGGTACATTCCTTAAACCCCAGACTCTCATGAAGCCAAATAAAATGCCTGACTCCCCTAACGGCTGGTTTAACCTGCTGTCGAATATGCCAGGACCACTTCAGGCATTCGGTGCAGCTATCATCACTGCGGTTCTCCGTGTCTACTATGACAAATCAGAGACTAGTTGGCAGCGTGTAGGATTGGAAGGTGCGTTGTGTGCCTGCCTGGCTACCGGGTTGTCTATGGTCAGCGCTTACTTCGGCCTCCCTGAAAACTCAGGCGTGTTCATCGGCACATTCGTTGGTTTCATTGGCGTCATTAAGTTCCGTGAGTACATGGGCAGGCTGCTGGATAAGCGGACTGACTGATCACGCGTGGTAAGATAGCCTCCTATATGGAGGCTTTTTTATGGCAAACAGACCAATGGTTCACACTGGCGATAAGGTCACGGGGAAGGGGCGCAGCCGGACCTTCGAGACGCCTGAAGACCTGATGGTCGCGTGCGAAGAATACCTACAGTGGAACGAGGCTAACCCTCTTCTCGCTGCTCAGCCGTTCCACTTTCAAGGCACGATCATCATGGCCGAGGTGCCTAAACCTCGCGCTCCGTCGATTGTGAGTCTCTGTACGAATCTTGGTATTCATCGCCACACGTGGCAAAACTACCGCAAGTCCGAAGAATTCGATCTTGTGTGCATCGAGATCGAAGGCCGGATGAGCGAATACAAATTCCAGAACGCTGCTGCTGGCTTGATGAATTCGACGATTATCATTCGCGACCTCGGGCTCACTGATAAATCCGAAGTCAACAGCACTGGAACAGTAACCCACGTCAACTACTCCCCCGCAGACTACAAGCAGGCCGAACTAGAGCTAGGGAACAAGCTCGATGACCTCGACTAATAAGCTGCTCGACTGGGAGGATATGAATTTCGCTGACCGCTTGATCCTCAAGCAGAAGTCAGAGAAGTCATTCCTTAACTTCACGCGCATCTGGTTTGAGCTGCTCCAGGGTGATCGGCTGCTTGTGAACTGGCACCATAAGATGATGGCAGCGTCGATTGACGACCTTATCAACGGCAAGCTCAAGCCTGGAAACCTGATCGTCAACATTCCGCCAGGCGGCACGAAAACAGAGTTCTTCTCTATCCATCTGCCGGCCTACATCAACACGAAGGTCCAGTCCAAGAAGCTGCGCCGATTCCGAAACCTGAACGTTTCCTATGCTGATTCTCTTGTACGTCGTAACTCCAGACGCACGCGGGACATTATTGCGTCTAAGGAATACCAGGAGCTGTGGCCGTCTGTCTTCGGCGTGAACCAGGCTGAAGAGTGGGAGCTGATCGATGATAAGGGGCGATCAGTAGGGCAGACCATTAGCAAGTCGGCTGGTGGACAGATCACAGGCGGTCGCGCGGGCTACTTCGGCCCTGAGTTCTCTGGATGCCTGCTCTTTGACGATCTGAACAAGCCTGACGACATGCTCTCGAATACGAAGCGTGACGCAAGCAATGCCCGACTGACCGGAACATTTCGCTCTCGTCGTGGCGACAAGTCGAAAGAACACCCTACGCCTATCGTTTCCATCCAGCAGCGGCTCCACACGATGGACGCTACCGGCTTCATGATGGCCGGCGGCATGGGTGTCGAGTTTAAGAACATCGCGATCCCAGCGCTGGTTACAGAGGACTACATTGCCACTCTGCCAGAACCATACAGGCAGATGTGCTGGGATACGGTTAAGGATACCGATTCAGTCGAGAAAGGCGGCATCCGCTACTGGTCATATTGGCCGGAAATGGAACACGTCAATGACCTCATGTCGCTTTGGGAGCGAGATGAGTACACGTTCATGTCTCAGTACATGCAACGTCCTCAGGCGCTCACTGGCGGCCTGCTTGACTCCGCATGGCTGCAACGATACGAGCAACTGCCAGAAATGCAGTGGACAGCAGCATACGCGGACACGGCGCAGAAGAAAGGCGAGCAGAACGACTATTCCGTGTTTGAGTTTTGGGGGCTTGGCGTTGACAATAACGCCTATCTTATTGATGTTCGGCGCGGCAAGTGGGATGCTGACGAGCTGATCACTACAGCACAGGATGCATGGGCCGAATGGTCGTCATGGGGGCTTGGATATCCAAGGCACTTGGCGATTGAGGACAAGGCAAGCGGTACAGGCCTGATCCAAACCCTGACCAACAAGAAGCATATCCCGATCAAGGCCATTCCTCGCGGGCCTGACAACAACAAAGTATCGCGCTGCCTGGACATCCAGAGCTACGTCAAGAATGGGCGTGTGTTCGTTCCTGCGATCTTGAATGAGGACGGCTATCCAATAATGCGCACCACTGATAAAGATGGCAAGCAGCTAGCCAGCACGTCTTGGGTTCTTCCGTTCCTGGCTGAGGTTGCAGATTTCAGCGCTGACGACTCGCACAAGCACGACGACCAGCTTGATCCCCTCTTCGATGCCGTGGCTGAGATGCTGATCGAGAAGCAATCCTCTGGCGGTATCCTTCTGCCCGCCCGCATGCGCCGGTAACGATTCTCCAGAGAACACTTGACGCTGACCAGAATCGAGGCTACATTCGGCTCACAACTGAAACGGAGGGTGGAAAGTGGCTACTGAAAAAGAACGGAAATTGATACAGGAAATAACGGAGCTGGCACTAGATATTGGCGCTGGCGATTACGATGTGTGCGTGGATTACTCGGGTCACATTCATGCGCTTTCTGTGCGTATTGCGTTGCGCGGATCAAGCGATTGGGTGTACTACGGCGAGCAAATTTATCTGAGTGGGCGTAAAGATATTTGGACCACTGACCGAGCAATCGCAGAGCTTAACGAGGCGCTCACTGAAATCAAGAAATATCACCCAGCATTCGACGCGGACGGGGTTAAGTTATGAGCAAGGTTGATTGGAGTTTGGCGCCTAACTGGTGTAAAGGTTATGGGCTTGTCGGAATTTCAAAGTTTGCGGTATGGTTTGACGATTTCCAATACCAGTATCTTGGCGACGGAAAGAAGCACGAATTTGAAGGCGGCTGCACTTTCAAGTTTAGCGAATTGTCGGACATTGAGTGGCGTCCACAACCTAAACCCTGGTCAGGCCCGGAAGATGGGTTGCCGCCAGTTGGTGTTGCGTGCGAACGCAGATTCCCTAGTGTCACAGCAAGTAGCTGGCAAGGAGGAATAATTCTGGCGCATGGCTCGAAGAAGATTTTCTTTCGAGATAATTGCGGTGATGAATGGGCTCACTCGTTTGATGACGTTGAGTTTCGCGCATTCCGGACTACTGCACAAATCTCCGCCGACCAACGCGAAACCGCAATCCGCGAACTAATGGACATTGCACAAGTAGATTGCCGCGTAACTGCTGCTCGGTTGGTTGATGCTGGGTTTAAGCGGGAGGTGGTGTGATGGATATTGGTAGCGGAATTGCAATTGCTGGTGCATGGCTTATGGTTGGCATGCTGGGTATCGCTCCAAAGGTTAGCGGTGCAGGAATGTGGCTTGGCGTTCTGCTAGCTATTGGCGTGACGATCTATCTGAAGTAAAACAAAAGGCCCTCTAAACAAGGGCCTTTTTCTATTTCAAATCATTTCTCTGCATTTGCATTAAGGCATTGCGTTGTATAATGTCGGTGCTCACTAATCAGGTGTACCGAAATGAAAGAATGCAAAACATGCCTCACAATGAAAGCTTTCGAAGAGTACCACAAATCAGATCGATGCACAGACGGCTATCGAGGCGTATGCAAGTCATGCGCACGAATCGGCAACAGAAGCCGATACGACAAGGAGTACAAGGGCGGCATGGGTCACAACCAAGGAAGGATTGAAATGCCATCTCAGGAAATTCTTAAATCCATGTTCGATCTGGTAGATGGGAAGCTGATTCGCAAGGTTTCAGCCGGTAATAGCAAGGCAGGGTCTGTCGTTGGCGTTATCAGAAAAGATGGGTATAGCCGTGTTTGGGCTTGCGGAGTTCACGCACTCGTGCATCGCCTTGTGTGGAAAATGGAAACCGGACAGGAGCCGCCAAAATATCTAGATCACGTTAACGGAGACAGGTCAGACAACCGCATCGAGAACCTAAGGGAAGCCGATCATGCCATTAACATGTGGAATCAGTCGATCCGGAAAAGCAATACAACAGGCTTTACTGGTGTCAGTATGCGCGCCGCAAATGGCGCTTGGGTGGCGGCGATCACCGTGAACAAGAAACGGATATGCCTGGGTACGCACGTAGCGATTGAAAACGCTCTGATGGCTTACGAGGACGGATGCAGGAAGTATCACGGCATCTATGCGGACAGGAAGATTGAGCACAACAAGCAGGAAGCCAAAAGACAAGGAATTGCGTACTAAAAAAGCCCCGAAAGGGGCTTACTTATTCAGTTTTGCTTTGGCTCTGGCAACAAGCGCGGGGCTCAATGGCTCACCCTTCTCGTTAACCAAGATTTCAACAGTGGAGCACTTGCACGAAATCATATTCGGCACAATTGCCCACCAGTCTCTCTCTTCCTGAATAGTGTAAATCTTTGAGTGGCGTGCTCGATGGCTAGGCCGGGTCGAGGGTGACAGCGCAGAGATATGCATAAGCCGTGAGTTAATTCCTAGATCCGTCTGAGCCGCCTGCGCTTCGTCCATGCGCGCCTGACGAAACGAATTAGTAACCTCAGTCCTCGCAATCCTCTCAGCACGAGAACGGTTCACACCTGTACGCGCCTGAATGTCCTTAGCGATCACCCGTGGATTCTGTCCGGCGATCATCCCTCGCGTTAACGTCTGCGCAAGATCAGACTTCATCTGCTGACTGAATCCCTGCATCAGCTCGAATTCGCGAGCGGCTAGGAGGCTGATGCGCTTGCGGTACGGCGGACTGAATAGGATTGCGTCCAAGGTTGGCTTGGTTAGTGCGTAAAGCTCGCTCTGGACTGTTAGGTTTGCGGCGGTCATAGCGGTTCCTTGTTGGTATGCGCCTTCAACATACGAGCGCATACTCCAAAGTTCTTGCTCTCCGCCCTCAAGAAGAATCAGATTGCAGATCCGCTCAATCTCAGAATTGATGCCAGATAGAATCGCCTGGTCTAGCGCGAACTGGTAGGTGCTCGCGTTGATATCCAGAGCGTTGAGCGTAACTACCGTGTAATTCTGCTCGCCAAGGATGCGCAGGACTTCTTTGCCGATTGCGTTTACTCGGCGGTCAAAGTCCTTCATGAATTTTCGTTCGCGAGTATCGGTGTTTGTCGGATCTGTGCTTGAACGCGGGAGAATCGGGCTTCCAGTTGCCATGCTTACCTCTAATTAGAAAAGGCCCGCTCGGGGCCTTTGATTATTGCACGGTTGCCGGATCTTCTGGCGGGGCGATGTCGGGGAGCGGATCAAGCTCAACCTCGGCCTCATAACCAGCGGCGACACGAATCTCATCAACGCTAAACACTGGCTGACCAGACGCTAGCATCTGCGAGTTTACCTCGCCCATGGTCTTGGCATTCAGCAGCTTCTCAGCGTCGGTCGACTCAGTCAGTTCATCCCATAGGACCTCGTAATCTTCCCGCTGCTCGACAACACCGTGCTCCATCAGCCAGTCAACCACAAGGCGAGTGTTAGGGCCTACCTCGTTCTCGCGACGGCTCTGGCCGAAACGGTTGAAAGCCTTGACGTCTTCGTTGCTTGCAAGCGTGCCAGTCTGCCGACCAACAATGATCGTTGACGGAACCTGCATCCCTGCGCCTACTTCTTGCAGGTTGACTTCGAATGGCTGCTGTGGATCTGGAACGGTCGAGGTGATCGTCTCAACAGTGCCGCCTTGAGTGATGATGGCTGAGTCAATGCCACGGCTAACACCCTGCACAACCTCGTTGTATAGCTCGCCAATCTGGTCTGGTTTCATGCCATGGGCGCGTGCGAGCTGAGACAAGTCTGTAGCTGCATCAAACCCGATATGCAGCGCACGAGCAGCCGCCTTAATGTAAGCCTCGCCTGAACCGCCAGTTACTTTCTCAAGACTGATCAGAGCGTTCAGCACCGGCTCATAGATCGACTCTGGCTCAGTCAGCGAGCCAAAGATAATCACGCGGCTAGGATGCATCTCAACCATGCGCGGAGACGAGCCGATAGCCTCGGTGTGTTCTTTGTAGGAGTACATCAGAGGCTGGCCGTAGGTAGCGCTCGCCTCGTTCGTATCCCACGAAGTGACCTCAAGCGATCCGCGCCAAGCAGGAATGAACTTGACGATTGCGGCAGCGCTGATCTTGTCGAGCTTCTGATTCCACTTCTTGGAGTCTTTAACCTGAATGATCAGGCCGGCATAACCACCAACCATCTTGCGCTTGTCGGTTTCCTTGATCGCAGCAAAGATGTTCTTCTTCTTGAATAGGCGCTTAACGTCCTTTTCCCACTGAGTCTCGTCTCGGGATTCGTCGAATTCGTCCTCGCCTTCGATCAGCCACGGCGACGTCTGCCAGGTCTTATCCAGAACCTGCATCAATGCACCATGACCGATGCCGTGACGCTTGTACACGCGATAGAACTCGTCGAAGCACGGGTTATCAGGGAAGCCGTACTCGCAGTACGCCCGTGGTCGCTTCGAATCAATCGAGCCAGTACCA